CAGATTCAAGAGCAATTTCATTCTGTAAGATCCACTGCTCAACTACATAGCTGAGATATCCATCAACTTTATCAATTAGGCTCTCTTTGATTGCTGTCATGTTTTTAGCATTTTCAGCAGTCAATTCGTTTGAAATACGAGCAATCTCTGTCTTAACACGATTGATTACTACGTTTTCGAATATTATTTTTGCTTTTGCTTTAAAATCTTCAGAAAGTGTTTCACCTTTTAACAATGCTTCAACGTCAGCAGATACATCTACTTGCTCATCATATCTACCAAGTTTATTATGGTCTCTCGTTTCAAGTTCATCATCATGCTGAACTTCATGTCCATAATAAGTTCCATCCTCTCCAGCAGCATCTATAATAGCTTGTTTTGCATCTTTTGATAGATGTCTATTATAAAATTTAATTCTTGCTGCCATTTCTTTATCACTCAAATCTCCATCATAAGCTTCATTTCTATTTACAGGTAAAGTCCATGAATGGTCTTTTCCATCAGGACCAGTCACAGAACCAGTCCATTCATACTCATAATAATCACCAGACCTTGAAATTTCGCTAATATACCTAGCATTTTTTTCTTTTTGTTCGTAGCGATCTTTTCCTCTTTCGGAAGAACCTCTTCTTTCAAGTTCACCATTACAATTGACTTTATGTCCATTAAACATACCATCTGTTCCGTCTGCTTCTATAACAGCATCCATTGCAGCTTTTGATAGATGTTTATTAAAGCTTCTAACTCTTGATGCCAGTTCTTTATCAGTCATCTCTCCATATTCAGCTTCATGTTGGTGTAAAGGTATAGTCCATCCATGCTCTTTTTTATCAGGACCAGTCACAGAACCAGTCCACTTATAGTCATAAGAATCTTCGCTAATATACTTACTTGATTCGTTCATTTTCACTTCGTCTGGTTTCTTAGCATTTTTTTCTTTAACTTTTTCATCTTCTTTTTTGTCTTCATCATCTTCAGACTCAGATTTCATTTCTTTTTCTTTTTCATCTTCATCTTCTTCTTTATCTTCAGACTCAGATTTAATTTCTTTTTCTTTTTCATCTTCTTTTTTGTCTTCATCTTCTTCTTTATCTTCAGACTCAGATTTCATTTCTTTTTCTTTTTCATCTTCTTTTTCTTTTTCATCTTCTTCTTTATCTTCAGACTCTGATTTTAAAATTACTTCTTTTTTATCTTCTTTTTCATCGTCTTTTTCATCGTCTTTTTCATCTTCAGACTCAGATTTCATTTTTGGTAATTTAACTTTAGACTTTTTAGACTCTGATTTTACTTCTTTTTCATCTTCTTTCTTTTCATCTTCTTTTTCATCTTCGTCTGTTTCTTCTTTTTTCATTTTTGGTAATTTAATTTTAGACTTTTTAGACTCTGATTTTACTTCTTTTTCATCTTCTTTCTTTTCATCTTCTTTTTCATCTTCGTCTGTTTCTTCTTTAACAGCATCTTTCTCTTCTTTATCCTTAATTGCTTTTTGCAATGCAGGTGGTAAAGTTTTTTGTTTATCTGTTAATTCTTCTTTTTTCATTTTTGGTAATTTAATTTTACTCTCTGATTTGACTGCTTCTTTTTCATCTTCGTCTTTTTCATCTTCTTTTTTGTTTTCATCGTCTTCAGACTCTTCAGATTTAAATTTCACTTCTTTTTCGTCTTCTTTTTTCTCATCTTCTTTTTCATCTTCGTCTGCGTTAGGAGTCGCTTCTGATTCAGATTTCATAGATGCCTTTTCAGCTTCTGCTTTTGCTTTTTCTTCTTCTTCTCTTTTTTTCTTTTCTTCTTCTGTTTCTTCTTTTTTCAGAATACTTTTAGCAATTTCGTGTGCTTTTTTGATTGTTTCTTTTTCAAGAGGTGGTTCATCACCTGTAATTTTTTTAGCTTTTGCCATGCCGATAGCATAAGCACTTCCCTCTTTATCTTGTTCAGATAATAGAGATTTAGCTTTCTTCGCTTCTGCTAATAGCTTTGCGATAGTTTCTTCGATTTTCATTTATATTCTCCTAATTTAAATATATAAAGAATGGTTTTCCATTCATATTTAGTTATTTTAACTTCTTAAGAAAGTTGGCAAATTGTATAGCTTGAGCTTCAGCAAGGGCTATTCTATTTGTACTTGCTATCTCTTTTCTTACTTGCTCTATATCTTTCTCAACAAATTTACCATCAACGAACACCCATTCTTTTCCTTCCATAACACCACGAACAAATGCATCTGGTGCTGATGGATCAGCGACTATATCACCTGCTGTTGCAAGCATAAAGTCATTTTGTACTAATTGAGTTCCGTCATTCTTTGCTTTTAACGACCCCATCCCTCTAGATGAAACACCTAAATTAGCACCCTCGTCAATTAAACTCTTAACGATTTTACCATAAGGTGTATCCATTATTTTTGCTTTTCCGACAAAATTATTGCCTTCAAGCTTCAATTCTTTTATCATGTGCGATACTCTATCTAAATTAATAGTAGGAGAATCAGGATGTCCTAATTCACCATATGCACGATTCTTTTCAATATTTTCTTTTGTATATCTTTCAACTTCTTTTTTCATTATTTCCATAGGATATATTCTTCCATTGCGATTTTTAATTTCGCCTTGTAGAAATACTCCTTCAATAAAATAATTCTTAGTTGCTCCTGTAGTTGTTGGAGATTCAATTAAGTATTTTACTGATTCTGTAAATTCTCTTATAAGCTTCATTTAATTAACTACCTCTAGCAGTTGGATCATCATAAGAACCAAACTGTGCTGTCTCTATTTTAGTTTCAAATCCTGAATTCTTACGCAGTGTTAAATAAACATATGATTCGCCATTCATAGTACAAACTATATCGTGTGTATTGCCAATCCCATCAACAAATCCGTCAAAATAAAACTGATGTGGTTGGTCACAAGTTGCTGCAAATATTCCTACACTATTTCTTGATAGTTGAAAACTAGATCCACTAATACCAGAAAAAGACATTGCTACAATATTAACTTTTACTGTACCTTCAATGACTTCTGTACTTAATAATGCATCAACATCTAAATCGAAAGTAGATGATTGGTTTGAACCGCTAGTGTTAGCAAATTTTACTACAACTTCATTTTTCGATTTCTTCAATATAGTCTTTGTGACTGCCATTTAGTTAAACTCCTTAATTAGTTTTCTCGTCGCTAGTTATTTTATCTTTAAATATTGTACTTGCAACTTCTTTTTTCATACTATCTAATCGAGCTGATACTTTTTCAGCCATCACTGTTGAAAATGAAGAATTAATTGCTTCAGCATTTCCTATTTCAATATTATCAATTAAGTCTTTAATTTTAGTTTTCATATTCTATTCCTCGTTTTTATTTTTTTGCTGGAGTACTACGACCGACCAATTCCTGGAAGTCTGATTTTTTTAGTTCCAACATCTTCATCTTCATCTTCATCTTCTTCTTTATCTTTTTTATCTTTCTTTGTATCTTTCTTTGTATCTTTCTCTGTATCTTGCTCTGTATCTTTCTCTGCATCTACTTCTTTATCTGCATTTGCATCTAAATCTACTTCTGCATCTACTTCTTCACCATCTGATTTTGCAGTTTGAGCTCCTCGTAAATCTTGTAATTTAATTTGCTCTTCTGCTATTTCTTTATCATTTTTCGCAATATCATCTTCAGTTTGACGAAGAACATTCTTACGCACCCAACTGATACTGTAGTATTTTCCAATATATCGTTCAATAGAACTTAACATACTAAGTCTTTGTTGCAATATATCATTTTCTTTTAATTCAGTAAAGAAATTATCTCTTAAAAAATCAAAGCGAATATCTTGACTAAATTGTTCCCACTCTGCATCTTTTATAATTCCTTTTAGAATTAATTGTACTCTTAAAATACTATAAAATATATTGCTAAATTTACGTCTTAATCTATCAATAAATTTTTGGAAGTTTAATTCATCACGACTTATTTCACTCGCTCTTCCTAAATTAAATCCTGTTTCACTTAACAATCTTGTGACAGGAACATTTAAAGATTGATATAATTTCTTTTGAAAATATTGTACATCAGCTATCTCGCCTAAATTTTGTCCACCTTGGAGTGTAGTAATTTCAGTTCCTCTACCACCCTCTCTTCTTGGCATCCAAAAGTCTTCAAGCATTGACATATGCTTACGATCATCTCGTACTTCACCAGTTGATGCATCATAAACAACTTTATTTCTAAATTTGTTCATAATATCATTAACGTACTGCTCTGCTTTTAACTTAGGCAGATTACCAACATCAATATAAAATATTCTACGTTCAGGTGCTCTTGATAAACGATAAATTACTATACTATCCTCTACCATTTTTAACTGGTTTACTGGCTTTATCGCTTTATGTAAATGCGATAGTATCATACCAGAATTTAAATCAGTCAATCCAGATGGACAAAACACAACTGAATCTAAAGATAATTTGATTCCTGTTGCTAAACTATCTGTAATACCTTTATCATTATAAATGTAATATTCTTCAATTTCTTTTACTACATCAACACCTTTATCATTTTTTTCTTTTTTATAATTTTTAATCTTTCGTATTTTACGAGGATCTATATATCTTAATTCATTAATTCCGTTTTTAGTATTTTTTGGATCTACAACTATATGATAGTATAGTCTTCCATCAACATACCATGTACGAAATATATCATGTCCTTTTAAATCAAAAGATAAAAGTTTATAAACTTGTTCAAACTCTTTTCTTACAGCTTCTTTGATTGTATCTGATGCTTTTAAATCATCTAATACTACATCAAGAGAAAGTCGTTGCGAATCAAGAACAATTGATTCATTCACTATATCTTCAATTGCATTATCTGCATCTGGATAATAA